AGTACATATATTTGTGATCTAGGTGTCAAAGGCGTTCTATTACTGATTTTATAGATAAACATAGGGTGACCTGTAACACTAGTGAAATCGTAACCTCTACTCGTGCCTGGCGTATATAACTTAAATTCTATACGTTCATAGCCTGTCAAAGGTAAATGTGATATAACAGATTGACCGTCTGCGACTACTACACTTCCTGATAGACCTGCGCCGTCAAGTGTTTCGTATAAGTCTATTTCTAAAACTTGTGTTTTGATTGAGATGGATTTAGCATTCTTATTAGAACCATCTGCTGATTGATATGACACTAGGACAATATCATCTAGTAAGAATCTACCTGGTCTTGTAAGTTTATCTGTATCTATTGCTGAGTACATAATTATTCATTCATTAATCTTTCAAATTCTTCAATTAAGGCTGGTAAGAAAGACGGAGATATTAATTTTATTCTACTAATCTTATCTTGTTCTCTTTGTTCGTATTCTCTATTTGAAACTGCTTGTGCGCCTGGGTCTGTACTATTACATTCTATCAAGTGTGATTGATCTATTGAATCTTGTGGTCCACTAGATTGTACTCTTTCATAATGATGTATAGCGTCAGGTAATTCATATTTGTCATTTACAAAAGCCTCAAACGCCTGAAATGATAATGGCCAACCGTGTAGACCATCTGTTACATCATTTGTAATTAATATAATCCAATGTAAATCAGGACTACCAAAATGTCTTTCTGCAATAACTTCAGGTCTCTCACCATCAGAAACAAAGTATTCTGTTAAAAGACTTGCCTCGTTCTTAATTTTATCTCTTATCTTAATTCTTCTCCATAGGTCACTTACTAGTTTGTAGTTCTTTGTGCCAGGTATTATATATTGACCTTTAGGAAATCTTTCAAAATACATATTAATATCCTTTTGCGACCGTATCTTTTGTCATAATTTCTGTTTCACCAAATGTTAAGTTCATAGTAATTAAAGTAGGCGGTGCCCCTCTTTCGTCTGGTGTTAATGTTGATACAACTTGTTCAGGTGCATAATCTATTGTAGTATTTTTTAACACACAACGACTAATTCTAGGTAAGTATGAGTTCTCATTATCTCTATACATATAAGTTATTTGAAATTCTGATGGCACATTGAAGTAACCATTAGCACCACTTTGTTGTTCAGGCAACATATGAAATCTAAACAATTGTAATATCTTGTGTACACTATCTTTTTCTTTTTCATTTTTAGGTGCAAAAGTAAATGGAAAATTAAACTCTCTAAATGGTACTGATTTAAATACCGATTCTAAATTAGGATTCTTTGCCTGACCTTTAAACTTATCATATACACCTCTTGCGTTCTCAAAACCAGGTATTAATGAAGCAACACCGAAACCTGCCTCTTTAACTAATTCTTGTACTACACCAGTTGTGCCTTTTGCAGCTGCCTGTAATTTTGCCTTGAAACCTGTATCGTTTACTACACCACCAATACCTTGTGCTACATCACCTGCAAGACCTGTTTCTAGTGCCTCATAGTCAGCAGAATAACTATATTTCATTCCTTCAGGTGGCATATACAATATGACACTATCTGAAATATATGTATGTTTTGATTTTAATTTACTAAACATACCAGAGTTTACATCTCTAATTCTTTTTGTAGTACCTATACCTCGTCTTTTTATATTTGATAGGTTTCGTGTTGCACCACCAGCAGCAAAAAACGCTTTCTCACCACCTACAAAATTTTTTGCATTGTCTGTTAATAATCCGTTGTTGAAAGTATTTGTTTTAAATGATGACTCATTGTGCATAAGAATATCAAATATAACATAATGTCCATCACCCATATTACTTGTTTCTTGTGGATAATATACTGTACCGTAAGAGTAAGGATTCTCTTTTAAATGTGCTGTAGGACTATTATTACCTATCTCTAACGGAGATTTGTTTAATAGTTTAGCAGCGATTTTAGATGTCTGCCCTTGACTAGCAAAAGATGACATTATCTTATTACCTATTGCGCCTGCAATAGCATTACCTATTCTGCCTTTAATTACATTTGCTACTTTTGATGTCCAAGCCATTTATTTTATCCTTACTAAATATTGTTATAACTATTTATATGATATGAGTAAGTCTTTTAAAGGAATATATAAACCAACTAATCCTAAAAAATATGTTGGCAACCCAAATAACATAGTGTATCGTTCACTTTTAGAGCGTAAGTTTATGGTATATTGTGATAATAACCCAGGCATATTACATTGGGCAAGTGAAGAATTACCTATAAGATATTATAATCCTATTGACAAGAAATATCATAGATACTTTCCAGACTTCATACTAAAAACAGACAAAGGTAAAAAGATGTTGATTGAGATTAAACCTTCTCGTCAATGTGCTAGACCTAAACCACCTAAAAAGAAAACTAAATCGTATATGCGTGAGAGTTTTGAGTTTATTAAAAATCAAGCAAAGTGGAAAGCGGCAACTAATTATGCTGAAGATAACGGTGCTGTGTTTAAAATAATTACTGAAAAAGATTTAGGTTACAATTATTAAAAATCAGCAGAACCTGTACTACCTTGTTGAACATATTTTAATGTTGTATCAGGCTCGTGTGTTATGAATCCAGAAACATTAGAAGCACTTGATTGACTACTATTTGATGTAGCATTATTTTGTATATTAACAATAGTCGGTGGTTTAATATTATTACTTTCTGACTCTAAAGATTTAAGCATTGAAGATGTTTTATCTCCTTCAACATTATCACCTACTACACTTCTCAATTCATTCATTGCGTTAACTGATTGTTCATCATCGCTATAAGATTGTACAGTTTGAAATCTACGTGAGTATGCCTTTTCGTAACCTGGGTCACCTTTTTTATAAATTTTCTTTGTAACAGGATCAACAACAGGTGCGTTAGTAGGGTCTTGTGATGCTGGTAAAAATTCATCATTTATATTTGAAGTTGCTATTTCTGATCCATCTTCACCTATACCATACATACCATCATCTGACATCTTGTTATAATTTTTTCTAGCAGGTTCGTCAGCACCATCTTCGCCACCTAAACCAAAAAACTTACCTACAGGCGAGTTCTTAAACCAATCTATTATATCTTTAAAGAAACCTGTAATCTTGTTCCATATATTTACAAATACACCAGCAATCATATCTATGTTTTCTGCAACCCATTGAAAGGCAGCAATAACAGCAAGTACCTTTAATGCGATCATTATTCTAGCAGTTTTAAATATGTTAGCAATAGACTTAAACATTTTACCTATTGTTTTTAATGGGGCACCTAGAAAAGTCATAAAACCTGAAAATGCTTTTTTACCTACATTAGCAAATTGACCAAATGCGTCTGCAATAGTATCAGGTATTATCATAAATGCCTCTTTCAATTCAGTAAGTTTACTAAACCCTTGGTCATTGCCACTAAAACCTGTATCTGCTGTTGTACCAGTTCTTTCATCTATACCACGATTAGTTTCTTCTAATTCTTTATTAGCGTCTGCTCTGCTTTTTATCTCGGTTTCTATTTCATCTCTATTTTTTTCTTTTGCTTTTAATTCTTCGTCTGTAAGATTTAATAATTTTAATCTTGTTTCTATATCTTCTTTATTTGTTCTAATACTTTCTTCATTTATTTGTTTTTCTTTATTGTATTCTAAAATATCGTTTTGTGTAAGTAATTTAATTCTACCTTTTTCTTGGTCTATTTCTGCCTTGATACCTTGTTCTCTTAATTTACCTAATTCTTCTTGTAATTTAGTTTGTTCACCTGTAAATCTCTCAACTGTGTCTGCTAATTCTTCGTTATAATCTCTTAAATTAATTCCTAAATCTTCAGTTAATTTAATTAATTTATTCATTGCTATAGCAAAGCTAGATATAGAACCTGTTTCAATTTCTTGTGTCAAACTTTTTATCATTTCAGGAACATTACCGACAACTGCTTGTGTAGCAGCTTTTAGACCCATACTACTTGACTCTTGTATTGATTCTCCTAGTTTTACTATCTCTTGTTTTATTGCACCAGAATCATTTTCTGATACTGTAAATTCACTTGATAGTTTATCTATTTTCGGTAATGCCATAATTGTTAATCTTTGTTTTTAATCTTTGTTGCTTTGCCGTTTACATATATTGCAAACCACCCAGCGCCTGCCCCTACAACTACTGATACAAGCCCAGCCTGTGCATTGTTAGGTGCCTCTAGTGCCATAAACCAAGTTATAACTTCCATAAATGCCCAACCATAGGCAACCATCATAAGTCTTGGTACCATTCTATAATTTGATATTAATTCTGGTATTTCAATCTCTATGAAATGCCATAGTTGTTTAACGGCATATTTAAAACCTGCCCAACCACTATTTAATAAGTTGTTAAAATTCCACATATAATTATCCTTTATTTTGTTCTCTTTTTTTTCTCTCGTTTTCTTCTTTAATATATCGTATCAACAAAGATACATATACATCTCTTTCCCACGGTATCATAGCCTCAATCTCCGTTAGTGAATACTTATGATGTTGCATAAGTGCAAAATTAATTTCAAATAACGCCTCTAGGCTGTTGTGGGAGAGGCCAATCCGAAAAAATCTTGTAACCCGCTGAAGGTGACTGTACTTTCAACTCCTGTCTTCGGGTTCTTCACTTTACATTCGTGTCTTAATTTAGGCATAGTGTCAAAGAATTTTCTTAATTTAGCAAACTGTTCTTGTGCTAAGTTTTCAAAAAACTCTTTTAATTCTTCTCTTGTTGACTCTTTTGTAGGATAATTCTTTTCACCCTCGTAAATGTAATCAACACAGCCTATAATTAAATTAATAATATCCTCATATTTAAGTGATTTAACACCTTGTGTATCGTATAACACTTTCATATTAGGATACTTCATAATCACACCCAATTTTCTTTTCTCGTCTAATAAAACATCATTTGTATGTGCGTCATCAACTTGCACCTCAACTTTTGATAAGTCAACCTCCACATCGCCATAGGTTGTCTTATCATCTGGACAAATAATCTTAAATTTAGCAACTTCTCCTACTGATTTTGCCCTCACTTGTAGGAAAATATATTCTACATCAAAAGTAGGTAATGTTTCTACTTCTAACTTATTAAATGTTACAGCACGCAAAATATCTTTTGTTGCTGATTGCATTTCTTTTTCATCACCTGATTCAAGTGCCATATATAAAACTTTTTCTTCCTTAACGAGAAAAGGTCTATACTGTACCATTACATCTGTTGATGGTAAAGTCAACTCATATCTTGGTGTTTCAACTATTGGTAACGCCATTATAACTCCTTATTATATTTAAATATTTAGTGGTGGTATTTTAAATGGTGGAAATACTCTTCCGCCAGTTACTCTACCTAGAGGTACTCTACGTCTTAAATCGTTAAGTACATCTCTACCTGCCCTTCTCAATTCAGGTGGCAGTTTATTTATTAAACTACCAAAAATTCCTCTATTGTTCTTAATGTCATGTATTCTGCCGAGAGAGCTACATAATTCTATATTACCTTATTTATCTATAAAGTAATTAATCCAGTATCTAAATGAAAAATCTACATCTATTGTTTGTATATTATTAGCATCGTGGGAATATTCTACTGCACCTATCTTACTAGGAAAACAATCTATCAATTGTACACCATAAGTTATATCATCCCTTTCTTGTCTGCTAGCAAATTGACCTAATTGAAATATGTTTAAGTTAGCAACATAGTCATCATAATAGTTTGTGTTAAATGTAGATGATGTTGACATAGCAGATTTTTGCCATAATTCAAAATATGATCTTTCTCTCATAAATTTATCAGCATAAAATGTTGCTGATATACCTGATGATTTCATATCATAAACAAAATTTCTAGCAGGTGCATTACCGTGTCTAACTTCTTTTGTTGTCATTTCTCTTTCAGGCATACTAATATTAGAACAAAATGCTCTAACTCGTCTACCATTCGCCTGTTGAATAGCAAGTAAATCTTTTTGTGAAGGGAATGCTTGTTTCTCTAGTGCTGCTGATGATGTATCTTCAAAACCTTCTGAAAATAATGCTTCTTGTGATACACCTTTAGGTAAAGCAAACTCAGCGTAAAATCTTGCCTTTCTAGCAAAACCCTCTGCCTCATTTACATAAGATTGAAAACGACCTATTGTCGTTTCAGGATTACTACCTTGTCGTCTTTGTAATCTCTTATCGCCTGCTACATCATCTAGCGATCTATCTCGTGGTATACCGATACGTATATCATAACCACCAATTCTTTTTCCGCCTCTTAATATTGCCATTAGTATGGACTCCCTTTTCTAAATTGTGCCACTGGTAAATAAACTGATAATGCAGCCTTGTCATAATCAATTCTTAAAAAACTTGATCTCACGTGATTAAACAAATATTTTTTAATTGTGTTCTTTACTAGTGGTATATTCTTAACTCTATCATAACTGACATCAAAACTATTTCTACTAGTTACTTCTCTACCTCTTGTAGAAAATCTTTGTAATCTTTCTAACAAAGTAAATCTAGCACCAGGTCTTAAATAATGAAAGTTAATCCCTGCAAATCCACCTGGTATTCTCTCAATAGGTAATACTAGAGGAAATGTATCATAGTATGGCAATGTCTTCTTATATTTAGGGTCATAAAAGAACATATTTAAACGACCTACACTAGGTCTACCGTTTAGTCTACCTTGACTCATTAATCTTCTTGCTGATACTCTATCTGCAATTGAAGCAACTGCGTTTCTGTACCAAGCAGTGCCTTTTCTGACACCTGCGGCTTTATCTACTAAAGGATCTAATATACTAGGCATATGCTATATTTATGCTTAAAAAAGGGCACTTTAGTTACCTAAAGCGCCCTTAAAGTATGTACTACCAAGAGAGAGAGTCTTACTCGTCCTCTGCTAATTTACTAAAA